CAATTAATGGAATGATAGCGGCATCTTGCTGAACCGCGCCTTCCATACCGAGAAACGGAACCGGTGCAATCATCAGTTTCAAGTCAAATTCTGCGTTAAACGCACCTTGCTGAACAGACGGCTGGTTAAAAGAACCAGAGTAGTCTGACCATTGGGCGTTCACGAATTGTGAGCCTTGAACTGGAACGGTTACTGAGGATACACCACCAGAAGCAGATTGACTGTTAGCAATCAAGGCCGCCATTAAAGGGGTGCTGTTGTATAACTGCACAACCAGCTTGGGAATAAACGCACGCCGGGTGACGTAGGTCAGCTCGGTGTATTGCGTACTTCCTGTCGCTGGGATAATACCGCCACCAATAGGCATTGTTTATCTCCGAAAAAAAATTTCCCCTACTTATTTACATACTACAGTCCAATGGGCCGCGGGTTTTTACGCAACTCATTGAGTGCTTTTGCGGCTTCATCCCGTGCTCCAGCTACTGGATTTTTCCAATACTTAGCTAGATCAAATTTATTGATTGCTGAAGGATTGTATCCCGTAGGTGTGGGTGTTGCCAACTGTTTTTGATACTGCCAATATTCTGCTGCTGCTTCGTGGTTAGTAATACCTTTATCTAGCATTACTTTCTCCACGTGTTGAATGTCATCTTCGCTATCCACAAAACCTTTTTTAACCAGGCTCTGACGGCGTTTATTTAATGTTTCTATAGCATCTTTTTCACGCAGTTTAGCTTCTAAATTTTGAACTCGTTGCTCAGATGCTTGCATTGCCTTATTTGTATAATCTTCTATTTCCAATTCTGGAATAGGCAATTCCGGTCTGTGCCGTTTGGTAAGACGCAAAAACTCTTTACGAGTTGAAGGATTCTCTGCTAACGATTGAGCTAGACTAGCTAACTCATCTCGCGCCTCAAAACTTAAATTTTCTAAACTCATTGCTGTCCCCTATCACATTAAAAAACTAAATAACTTTCTTTCCATCACCAGGCTTTTGAACTTGCATCTTGTTCTTGCCGCCGGTTTTTGTGGCATTGCTTAGTCCACCAAAATGAGCATAACGAGGGGTGTTGGTAATAACACCATTTTGTTGGTTGTCATCGGTAGGACGGCGAGGTTGGCTTGCACCACGAGGTTTAAATAAATCCATGATTATTCCTTACATTGGAGGTTGAGGAGGAGGAGCTCCAGCACCAGGCGGTGTAGGAGGAGGAGCAGAAGGAGGACTACCTGCACCACCACCCAATCCAGGTATGGGAGGCATATTGGGTATTGACGGTGCTTGGGACATTGCTGTTCCTTCCGGTGTTGCACCACCCGCTTGCGGAAGGTTTTGTAGCATCTGTAAAATTTCAGATTGCTGCAAATCATTTGTCTTCCCTTTACGGGGTCCAATCACTCCGGTCAAAGACCGAAGAGCCGATAATACTTTTTGTCCTTCTGGAGACTCGCTACCAAGAGAAGGCAAAGACTGCTCAATCAAATCCATTGCCATAGAAAGGTTAACCATCGCCCCTTCTTTATTCCCCATCTTAGGTTCTGGGGTTGACATTGGAGATGACATTGGCGGTGCAGAATCATCAGCCATATCCGTAGCTGGTGCCGGCGGTGGAGTAGGAGGCATCCCAGCCGACTGCTGCTTTTTCATAAGACCCATAATGTCTGGTGCTTGTGCCATATCATTCTCAAAATATGTTACTGGCGCGATTAATAATGCAAATCAAACCATTTGTCAAGTAGGGGGTAATATTTAATTTCCTACCCCCCGAAGGAATAAGCAGTAATTACTTACGTGCTTTACGACCTTTATGCTTGCGTGCCATGAGAGTATCTCCTGAGCATTATTCTACTCATTTCTTAGGGAGAGCAGAACACCCCTTTTCTCTTGCGAGAACCTTACCGGCGGGTTTTGCTACGCTTGCCTTTGTACATTTTACGCATGATGATATTCCTCTATCGAGATGGTTTACGAGCTTGATTCTTGGACATTCTGGGATTAGATGTTTTTATCCCAGTTGTACGATATTCCATTTTTGCTGGTTGTGCAAGTCTAGCCAAGTCTCCACTGGTCACCCGTGGTGCCTGTCCAGTTGTTGCCTTTACTTGTTTTGCTTCAGCCATATCTATCCTTGTTTAGGAGCTTTTGCTTCTTTAGGAGGCTCTTGGGGCTTGTTTGCCTCTTTAATTTCTCGCTGCTTTAACTTCTCTTTAAGCAATTGTTTCATTGGTGGTTCTAATAAGTCAAGTAAAGATTCTTTATCAATAGCCCCAGCTTTAAATAAATTAAAGGCTAAATCCTTTGTATCTTCGGTAAATATGGGCGAATTGCTATGAGCATCCACCTTTACCACGTAGTCGCGGGTAAATTGCTCAAGAATAAATGGCTTATTAAATTCGTCTTTAAAGTGAGTGTTGTCGTAAACCTGCATCAATTTAAGATACAAGGTAGCCACTTTTTCTAACGAGTCCTCCACAATCAGGGCTCGTTTTTTTGCCCGACTGGACCCCAGGCGAGCTAACTGACTGGCATGACCGGCAGATCGAACCCCAGATTCTCCCTTTCCTTGTAGCACAGAAGAGATGCCAGAGACTTCAGAAAACATATCATCGACTTCATGTATAACTTCAAACAGAGAAGACGGCATATCTGGGGCTAGACGCTCTGCTTTAGCATTAGGCATATCGGAAGAAAGCATACCGCCTGGACGATTTAATGCAAAGTTCTTCTCATCCAAGATGCCGGTAAATCCGGTCAGCATGGTTGGAGGATTGACCTGCTTGGATAGCAAATCAAGAATCTCAGTCATCCGTTTGTTACGCAGTTGTTGTAAAAATACCAACTTCTGGACTTCAGATTGACCCCAGTAGTAATCGTATTGAGGGTTGGGGCATATCTGAATAAAGGGTAGCTCACCCTTTAAAAACATACTAGCTCCAGGTCTGTCATAGATAATGACATCTGGGTCTGCTTTAGTCACCACTTGATAATCTTGGGTATCGTCATTCCATACCCAAAGTTCCGTCATCTGGACGGTGTCTTCCGCAACACGGGCTTTGTAACGATTCATCCCGTAGAGGTCTAGGTTGACTGTCCCGTACATGGTGGGATTAGTCTGAGACATCACAATGCGGTCTAAACCTTCCGGTATATCTTCCGTCTTGGTATGGTATGCCGTGCTAACTCTATGAATAATGGCATCCCGTTTAGGATGATTATATAGTCGATGATAGAGTTCAGATTTTGTTATGTAATACGTTTGGACAATGGCTTCTTGCCGGTCCGTATACGGCGTATCTTCCCGCAAAACCCCGACACTGCCAGGCTCAATCATGTAGGGATGAATTCCGTTCTGAACAATGAGTTTAATAAAGGTGGTGTTGTAGACCAAAGACCAAGTCAGAGCCGAGCTAAATACTTGGTCTGCATTGGAGTTTAGCCACTCATTATTCAACGCCATGGTTGCACGTGGAACCTTCATGTTCTCTAGCTCGCTTACGGCGGCTCCCAAACTAATGGTAAAGCGCGTAGTTTCAGCCGAATAGAGAAATGAATTAAGTTGATCGATGTGCGGGTAAATCTTATTAAAGATAGCGGGAGACTCTTCGGGTCCGGTGCCAAACAAATATTGAGACCGTAGTGAAGAGTAATCTCCCTTGCGTTCCTCCAAAGAGACTAGGCATTTCTGGATCAAATCCAAATAGAATTGCTCTCTATCATCTGCTTTGTTGGGAATACGCATTACTTTTTAACCTGTAGGTTTTGATGGTCAGGAATGTAACTCGCGGTCCTTGGTCCTGTCAAATTACCAGCATCTTTAGGATTAAAGCCCACTTGTTCTCCTTTTACCGATTTAAACATATTGCCTTTAACTACGGACCCCAGGTTCATTCCACCCTGACCGCCCCAGATAGCAGCATCCCGAGGTTGCGGCTCTCTTGGTTGTTCCTTATTTTTCCGTGTGTAATAACCCGATTGGTTGTCTCCTTCACGGGCTGACTTAATGTTGGACATATCAAAATCTTGGGCAAGTCCTTTGAGGTTCTTGTCGGTTCTCTTGGTTCTTGCCGACTTAATACCTGGGGCTTTGAGGTGAACTGCCATAATTCCCTCAACGCAACCTTCCTTGCAGAGTGGTCCGTAAGCCTCAAAAAAGCCATGTTTATCACATTTATAATCACGAAGTATAGCCATTTCATCCCCTTTCTAATTGTTCGTCAAGTGTTAATGCAGAATAATCCGCAATATTTTTCATACCCAGCTTCACAGCAAACCGCCCATCAACTAGCTGTAACCGGCTAGAAGGTTCAATAAAAGGCTTTAATTCAGCCCTATATTTAACAAACCGAGTGCCATCTCGGTTCTCCATCACGGCTACCTTACCACTTTTCCAACTCATATAACCCTTTGAAACCCTGCGCTGCATACGTTCTGTTAAAGGATGCACTCTGTAGATAAACACATCTCGCAACATAACCTTACTAATCCCACACAGTTCTGCAAACAAGTTAATACTAATTCCTCTGTTTTTATCCTTTAAAAACAAACGCATAGTTCGTTCTAGCTCTTTCTTTGTCATTACTGGTTGCATGATAAATTTCTTTTACTTTTGCGCTCCATATACCCCGATATTCTTTAAGTAATTACTCACATTTCTACCCACAGCGACTTCCTCTGGAGTCTTGTCTGACAGGGCGCGAGACACGGCTCTGGTATGTTTCATAGCGGTCAATCTGGGTTGTAACTGTTCGGCATAGGCGGCACACGCAAGGGCACAAGCGATGACCCTATCGTCTTTGTTGCGTCCAGACGCTTCAATGGTGCCCCCTTCTCTGACAATGGTTTTCATTTCATCAATGGTGTCCAGAGAATAAATATCCATCATTCCCCGTTCAAAGTAATCTTTCATGTAGGAGAGCATCCGTTCTTTGGATGAGCTAGTTGTGAGCCACCCCAAGGAGTTTGAGAGACCGCCCATGGTATCGTTGCGTCTCCAGATGTAGTTTTGCATAGAGCCCAATACGTCCATCAGGTTATGACCCATTTGATTGCCCATGGCTGATGCCTGTCGTTTGAGGTTACGCATCTCGTTGATGACGGCCTGACCTGGACCATTCACTTCTAGGTTAAGAGTGGAGTTCTTGTAAGCCCCTGCTATGTGAGCAATAGCCCAGGCAAACTGATAGGTATTCATTTCAGCCGTAGCAAACTCGGCTACCTGCTCTAGTCCGTCAGAATAACAGCGGAAGACTTGGATACAAAACCGATCAGCCCAATCGGATGACCCGTAAGCAGGGTCTGCCCCAATCACGTAGTAGGCAGTGTCTACCGGCTCTTCCCATACTTTCAAAGTAGAAAGTCTTTCGGTAGACCGCATGACATTAAGGTCTTGAAAGTTAGCCCCCATCAAGTAGCGGTAATTCTCACAGTCCATCTTCTTAGCCACTTTCATTGCATCCGTGCATCGGCTGTTAGAGAAGTAGGAAGTGCCTGTCATCACAAAGGCATAGTCCTCTGTTGGAGGAAACTCTTGATACATGAGGGAATCATCTTTAATCCCTTCTGCTAGCTTCCACCGCCACCAAGCCATTTGACGAGAATTGATTTCATAGTTGTAGAGTTTCTTAATGTCTCTTGTCCACTCCTTCTCTTCTCCGTTTAGTTTTCCATCCCAGTAAACTTTATACACATCGGATTTGGGGTCAGAAGAATAGAATTGATTACGCCACCACCCACAGAATATTGCTTTCTGAGTCCGAGCCTTCTTTGCTGTGGCATACATGTCATGGAACATATTGAACCCTCGTGCAGTCGATTCAAAAATGTAGAGTCGTTTAGGATTGGTCTCTGCTAAAGAAGCCAATAGAGAGGCTAGGCCTTCTTCATCTCCCCAAGATGATGTCTCTGTCCCATGAAGGAAAGTAATGCCCTTGCCGCGCCCCAGAGTGCCTTTAGCACGCAATCCCGCAACCTGATAGAAGATGCGGCTTCTGTTCTTCAGAGATAATGAGTTTCTGTTGTGGGCTATGAGGGGAATCTTATACTCTTTGGGCAATCCATCCATGTAGGATGCCAGAGTTCCACGGAACATATCCTTGTTTTCTTCCGTGTCTGTAGTCAAAGTGCCTTGTAGACCATTATTCTTGAAGTGCCAATACAAGTCTAAGGCCAGGCTAATGGTCGTAATACCCAATTGACGGCCCTTAAGAATAACAAAGAAGTGAATATCATTGGCTAGACCACTGGCTATCTCATCCATTACATAGGTCTGGCTCCCCAAAAGGGTGTCCATCTTCTTTAAACCCTCTTCCTTAGTCTCTATCTTCAGATGATTACAGAAGTTGTAGAACTCTTGAAGGTTGAATTTCACTTAATTAGTTTCCACTGGTAAGCTATGTTACGGGCTACGGGCTTATTACGGACTACGTTCAGAAGCTCTTGCACATGATTAGGGCTGTATTTAACCTTCCACCCCGCCACTAAATCAATCTTCTGCTTATCCGTCTTGCACATCAGGGCTTCTTCTACGTCTTTAGCAAAACGTATCCTACATTCCCTTAAGTCAGTCTCCAAACTCTCACCCCATCACCCTCAGATCGGGCTATAAACTTACGACTTAACCTCTTCCCAGCACGGTAGTTGTTATTACAGATAACCTGAAGACTTACGTCCTCTATGTAGAAAGAGTCTCCAATCTTCATATCAGGGTAAGGATAGTTAAAACTTACCGCTGGTAATGGTATATCTCTTTCTATTGCAATACTAATACTGTTCATCTTATTCCCCTATTAACAAGAATAGCGATAATAACATAAATTGATATTTTTTTATGGGGGGAATGAGTTGGGGGGCTCTCACACACGTAACTAAAGTCCATTCAAAAAGGCCACTCAGAGCGATCTAGGCGAGCATCTATCCAGAGCCCATGCCCATATCCTATGCCACCTGATCGAGAGTCTCGAGAGCCTACAATCGTCACATTGTTACATTGTCCCATGTGCCCATAAGCCAGGTTTATGACCCCATAAAATTTATCTATAGGGGGGTTATGGTAGGTTATCTATCCTCTTTTCGTGACAGTGAATGCACTATATACCCCATAGTATAAAAGCCTAGTATCACTGTCTATCTACTATATATACTATAGGCGGGTGTTGTTTACATGATTAGTCAGATTAGAAAAAGTATCGAATACATTAGAATATATCAGCATAAATATAATCATAATACTATTGACATACTCTCTATAGTCTATATAATTATAGTCAGCAACAAAGCATTACATCCTAAACTAAGAGAGAGAGATAAAATGATTAATTTGATAATTGAAATAATAACAATTTTATTTGTAGCAATAGGGTTTTTAATCGTTCTATCAACTATTGAATAA